ACGCCGGAGCTGAAGCGACAGTGGCGCGAGCTGTTCGACAGCGAGCCGCCGCCGTTCAACCGCCGATACCTGGAGAGCCGGCTCGCCTACCGCATCCAGGAGCTCGCCTACGGCGGCCTGAAACCCGAGACGGTCAGGCGGCTGGAACGGCTCGGCGAGGAGCTCGACGGCGGCGACCGGAAGAAGAGCCGCATCCGCGCCGACCTGAAGCCCATCGTCGGCACGCGCCTCATCCGCGAATGGCAGGGCGTCGAGCACGTCGTCACGGTCACCGCCGAAGGCTACGAGTGGCAGGGGCGGCCCTACAAATCACTCTCCGCGGTTGCCCGCCAGATCACCGGGACCCGCTGGAATGGCTGGACCTTCTTCGGACTGAAAAACCATCGGAGGGCCGCGTGACGAAGCCGGTCGTGCGAAAACTCCGGTGCGCCGTCTACACCCGGAAGTCCTCCGAGGAGGGGCTCGAGCAGGAGTTCAACTCCCTCCACGCCCAGCGCGAGGCCTGCGAGGCCTACATCGCCAGCCAGCGCTCCGAGGGCTGGGTGCTTGTTCGCGACCGCTACGACGACGGCGGCGTCTCGGGAGGCACGCTGGAACGGCCCGGTCTGCAGCGGCTCCTCTCCGACATCGAGGAGGGGCTGGTCGACGTCGTGGTGGTGTACAAGATCGACCGGCTGTCGCGCTCCCTCGCCGACTTCGCCAAACTGGTGGAGGTGTTCGAGCGGAAAAGCGTGACGTTCGTCTCGGTCACGCAGTCGTTCAACACCACCACGTCGATGGGGCGGCTCACGCTGAACATCCTCCTCTCGTTCGCCCAGTTCGAGCGGGAGGTCACGGCCGAGCGCATCCGCGACAAGTTCGCGGCGAGCCGGAAGAAGGGCATGTGGATGGGCGGCGTCCCGCCCTACGGCTACCGCGTGGAGAACCGCAGGCTCGTGATCGACGATGAGCGGGCCGAGCACGTCCGCTGGATCTTCACGCGCTTCCTCGAGGTCGGCTCGGGCACAGTGCTGGCGCGGGAAGTCGGCGAACGCGGGATCCGCACCCCGAGCGGCAACCGCGTGGACAAGAAGTACCTCTATCGGATGCTCAACAACCGCGCAAACCTCGGCGAGGCGGTCCACAAGGGCGAGAGCTACCCCGGCGAGCACGAGCCGATCATCGACCGGGAGACGTGGGACCGCGTTCACGCCATAGCGAGATCACCGAAGCCGACGTCCGCGCGGCGCTGCAGCAGCTGGACCCGCTGTGGGACGAGCTTTTCCCGCCGAGCAGGCGCGGATCGTGGCGTTGCTCGTCGAGCAGGTCGACATCGGCACGAATGGGCTCCAGGTCCGGCTTCGCGTGGACGGCCTGAGCGGCCTGGCGTGCGAGATGCTGGCCAGCGAGACGAGGACCGCCGCGTGACCCGCGGGACGCCCACCACCGAGACGGTGACGCTCCACGTCCCCTTCCGCGTCGTGAAGCGCGGCGGGCGGAAGGAGATGCAGCTGCCCGAGAGCGCCGCGCCGCCGCGGAGGACCGACAGCACGCTGGTGAAGCCGCTGGCGCGCGCGTTCCGGTGGAAGCGGATGCTGGAGTCGGGGGAGTTCGCTACCATTGCCGAACTGGCCGAGCGGGAGGGGATCGCGCCGTCGTACATGACGCGCGTCCTGCGCCTCACGCTGCTTGCGCCGAACCTCGTCGAGGCGATCCTGGATGGGCGGGAGGGGCCGGAGGTGACGCTGCAAATCCTGATGCAGGGTTTCCCTGAAGAGTGGAGCTGGCAGACCTCACGCTTACGTTGATGCCGGATCAGGCTGCAGATGAGACGAGCACCGAAACGTCTTCCGGCGGACCGGAAAGAGGTGTCGCCGCTTGGCCATCAGACCTTGAAATAGTGCTCGTAAAAATGCTTGAATCAGCGCGTGCCTGGCGGCGGCTTTTTGAGGCGCGAGCTTGCGGGGGTTATCCAAAGCCCGGGCGTCTCAACCCCTACGAGGCACGCCCGGCCAGCTGATATGCTTGGCGCCGTCGGAGCGGACGCGCTCGCCTCGATCAGGCCCGCTCTAGTCCGCCCGGTTGCGCTCAGCATCGACCTGGCGCACTTTTGCAAAGAAGGCTTTCGTGTGACGTGACGGGGCGGAAGTGATTTTCCTGGATGCCAATGCCACCACAGCGCCCTTACCGGCCGTGATCGACGCGATGGTCAGCGTCTTGCGGGGGCAGCCAGCGAACCCGGCCAGTGTGCACGAGCCAGGACAGACGGCGCGCCGAGCCGTTGAAGGCGCTCGTGATTCATGCGGGGTGCTTCTTGGGTTGGATTCGGACTCGGTCGTGTTTACGTCGGGCGCGACCGAGGGTAACAATGCGGTGATCCGCGGCATTTCCCATCGGCAACCCGCGACGGTGGTCATCACTTCGGTCGCCGAGCATCCTTCCTTGTCCGGGCCGGCGGTGGCCGCCTCTATGCACGCAGAGGTGCCTGTCTCGGGCCTCGGACTCATTGATCCGGAATGCGTCGCGGCGAGAGTTCCGACCGACGGGCCGCCGCCTCTGATCGCCCTAGCCTGGGTGAACGGGGAGACCGGCATCATTCAGCCCGTTCATGAGATCGCTGCGAGTGTGCGTGTGCGTCGAGCGGATGCCATCGTTCTTGTCGATGCGGCACAGGCGGTAGGTAGGCTGCCGATTCGCGACATGCCCTGCGACGTGCTCACCTTCTCGGGCCACAAGCTGCACGGGCCGGCCGGCATCGGTGTGATGGCGCTGGCCGATCCCGACGAGGATCGGATCGCGCCCCTCATCTGTGGGGGCGGGCAGGAAGGGGGCCGGCGTTCGGGCACGGTGAATGTCGCGGGCGCGGTCGGGCTGGGCGTCGCGCTGGAGGAGAGGGCCGCCTGCCTCGACCAGGCGATCGCGCGGATGGGGGCGATGCGCGACACCTTCGAGGCAGCCGTCCTCGCGCGGGTCGATGGCGCGGTCGTAAACGGCGCCGCGAGCCCCCGCGTGCCGAACACTTCCAACATCCGGTTCGACCGGGTGGACGCGATCGCGCTCGTCGCGCGGCTCGATCAGAAGGGTGTCGCCGCCTCGTTCGGCTCGGCTTGCCAGGGCGGGCGACCGGGACCCTCGCCGACGCTGCGCGCGATGGGGCTCTCGGAGCGGGAGGCGCAGTCCAGCGTGCGCTTCTCTTTCTCCATTCTCAACACCTTGGACGAGGCACTGGAGGCAGCCGACATCGTGGCCCGCACCGTGGAGAAGATGCGGTGAGCGAGGCGGCCAGACAACGCTTCGAGTTCGGCCGGCACGAGACGTTCCCGGTGCGCGAGGCCTGGCTCGCCAAGGGGCTGCAGCGCATGGAGGCGGCACAGGCCTTCCGTGCCGACCTCGAGACGGCGGACGCGCTCGGCCTCGGCAGCCGCATGGTGAAGTCCCTCGCCTTCTGGCTGGAGGCGGCGGGGCTCGCCGAGCGCGTGACGGGGCAGGGGCGCGTGCGGGAAGGGCGGCCGACGGCGCTGGCCGAAACGATAAGCGTCCATGATCCGTTTCTGGAGCTTCCCGCCTCGTGGTGGTTCGTCCACCTCATGCTGGCGCGGCGCGCGGGGACCGTCTGGCACTGGTTCTTCAACGATTACGCGGAGCGGGCGTTCGACCGGCGCGACTGCGTGGACGCGTTCGCCCGCCATGTGCGCGACCGGGCGACGAACGGGACGACGCTCGCGGTCATGCAGCGGGACGTCGCGTGCCTTCTCGCCTCCTACGCCGTGCCGTCGGGCGGCGAGCGGCCGGACCCTGAGGATGCCACGGTCTCGCCGCTTCGTGCGCTCGGCCTTCTCGTGCGGCACACGGACACCGGGCGCTTCGAGCGGACGCGGCCGCTCGACCGCGTCCCGGTGGAGGCGGTGCTCGCCGCTGCCTCGCTGATGGTCGCCGACACGGAGCGGGACGCCATCCCGCTCGCAGACCTCGGCGGAGCGCGCAACGGGCCGGGCCGGATCATGGGGCTGCCGGGCGAGGCGATCGACGCGGTGGCCTCCGAAGCGGCCGAGTTCCACTGGATGCACGGGGTCCGGGTCGATCTTCTCGGCGCATCGCGTGTCCTCACGGTGCCGCGCTGGGCGCCGGAGGACTGGCTGGCAATTCACTTCCGGCGCATCGGGATCGCCTCGTGAGCGCTCCGTTCCTGCCCTCCGTCGATCTCGCGAACGACATCGCCTCGCCCGAGCGGCTCGCACACTACGAGCCGACGTCGCGCTCGCTCAGCGTCACCCGCGCGGTGCTGTCGGGCCGCGCCACGATGGTGATCGCCGCCTATGGCAGCGGCAAGTCGCTGGCGGCCGGGGTGGGGGCGCTCGCCGTCCTCAACCGGCGCGCCGACCGGGAGCGGCTCGTCGACATCGCCGAGCGGATGGACGCGGTCGACTCCGCCCTCGCCGACGCCGTCGTGAGCCGCGCCGCCGGGGACGC